GTCGGGCTTACTGTCGGAGTCCCCGTAGGGGTCGCCGCGAAAGAAGACGCGCGGAGAGTCCGGGTCGATGCCGCCCTTGCGATAGGGGAGGTTGAGACCGTGCTCTTCTCTGATGCGCTTCATGACGGCAGAGACGTGTTGCTCACTCGTCGTCTGCTCTGTCGTAATCTCGTCGATCACCCACCAGGAGTGACGGCGACTCCCCGGCAGCCTGAACGCGCGGAGTAGGAGGGAAACGTCGAACAGGCTGCCGGGGTCGTGGCCGCCGAGAACCATGTAGAGTGGTCCTCGGCCTATGATCTGGGACGTGACGTCCATGCCCTCGAGGGGGAGAGGAGCAATGTTGAGCTGTCGGTCCCAGGTATGGTAGGTGCTGCGCTCTGGGGCTACGTCTTCGGCAAGGCCTCGGCGCTTCCACTCTCGCTCAGTGAGAAGGTCGCGCATGCGCTCCCAATGCTCTGGCCAAACGAAGGGGGTCTCGCTGTAGCGGAGTCGCTCAATCTTCCAATGCCTCGACGCTGCCTTCTCGTCGCGCGCTGCCTTGAACTTCGGGGAGTCCTTGGCGGTGCAAGTGCCCATGCGTCGCGACGTCTGCGCGCCGCGGAGTCGAGCTTCGATGTCGGGGTCGGCCCCGTTCTCGATTGTGTCTTGGAGCTCGTCGTCGCCGCTGAACATCCAGGTATAGCCCTGGACCGGGGAACCCGTCGCGTCGCTCTGCTTCTTGGTGGAGCGAAGCTGAAGGGTGATGCCGAAGCGGAATCTAATCTCCTGGTCGGCAACATGATGTGTGCCCCAGCTGCCGGCACTAGGCGCCGC